TGATCGATCTCGTGTTCATCGAGGCCGATGCCGAGTCCCTGCCGGCCGCCATCATCGCCACGGCCGTCTCGGTCCTGCTGCTGGCGACCAACGGGCTGACCGCCGCGAATACCGATCTCGGTTCCAGCGCCGGCGATGTCGCCGACGTCGGGCCCTCGGTCCTGGGAGAGGGCGTGGCCGTGGTCGGCGCCTTCGCTTCGGCCGTGGCCCTTGGCGGCGCGGATCCGACGGCGATCGTCGGCATGGCGACGGCGCTGCCGCCGCCTGACGCCGACACGACCTATGGCCGTTACGCCGGCGGCGCGGCGACCGTGCCGCTGCCGGCGGGCACGACGGTCGCCAGCCTACAGGGGCAGCTCACGGATCAACGCGCCGCGGTCGCCAGCGCCGGGGCCAGCGCCGTCACCCTGGCGGGATCGTATTCCGCCAGCACCGACATGCTGGACGCCCTGGCGGCCATCGCGGAGGCCGTGCGGACGGCGATCAGCAACCCGGCGGATCAGATCCGCGTGCTGCTGAGGCTGGCCGGTTTCTCCTACAACGACAACGCGGGCGCCCTCGTAGGCGTGGGGGCGGCGATGACGGTCCTGCGGGGCGCGATGACCGCAGCCTGCCGCCGGGCCATCCTGGTCAGCCTGTGCCGCGCCAGCGCGGCCTACCAGCCCGTGAGCTATCAGGACGCCGCTAACGTGCGATCCGAGATCAAAGCCGCGCTCGATGTCGAAATCACCATCGCCGCCGACGCCGGCGAAGACGCCACCTATACCGCGTTCCAGCGCCTACGCGCCGCCGTCGTTCAGGATCTGACCGTGCGCGGTGCCAGCCTTCCGACCGTGATAACGGTCACCTTGCCGCTGTCGCTGCCTTCGCTCGCGATCGCGCAGCTGCTGTATCGCGATCCGTCGCGAGCGGATGAGATCGCCGCCGAGGCCGGCGTGCCGCATCCGGCGTTTTGCCCGACCATGTTCCAGGCGTTGGCATCGTGAGCGCCAGCGCCTTCGCTCTGCAGACTGGCGACCCGGACGCGGTCACCATCCAGATCGGCTCGACGCAATACAGCCCGTGGCAGAATGTTTCGATCACGCGCTCATGCGAAACGATGCCGAACAGTTTCTCGGTCACCGGCGCGGCGTCCTTTCTGAACGGTTCCGGCGCGGCCGACACGACGCCGGGGCAGGCCTGCAACGTTTACCTGGGCACGGATCTGGTCATCACCGGCTGGATCGATCGCCGCCGGATCGCTTTGTCGTCCCGCGAGCACAGCGTCACGATCAGCGGCCGGGGGCTGACGCGCAATCTGGTCGATTGCAGCGCCGATCTGATCAGCGACCCGAATTTGGTCGGGGGCCAGATCAACGCGGCGAACACGCTGGATCTGGCGCAGCGCCTGGCGAAGCCGTTTAAGTTGACCGCTCGCTCGATCCCGGCCAACCACGGCCTGCCAATCACAGGAATTCAGGTGGGTCTGGGGGAGACGCCGTATCAGATCATCGAAAGCGCGGCCCGTTACGCCGGGTTCCTGGTCTATGAGGACGAAAAAGGCGCGTTGGTGCTTGATCAGATCGGCACCCAAAGCATGGCCTCGGGCTTCAAGGTCCCCGGCAACATCGAACAGATCAGCGCCGAGCGGTCCGTCGATGGCCGGTTTTCGGATTACATGGTGGTCTGGAACACCGTGGATCAGCTGCACGATCTCGGCGCGCTCAGTAATCGCCGCGCCCTGGTCTCCGATCCGACATTGAAAAAAACCGAGTATCGCCCGCGCATCATCGTTTCCGAACAGATCACGCCGGCTTATGACCTGGGCGTCGCCAGGGCGAACTGGGAACTCGCCCGCCGTCTGGGCCGCGCGCAGGCCGCCACGCTGACATGTGATTCCTGGCGGGATTCGGCCGGCAAATTATGGACGCCGAACTACCTGGCGCCGATCGACGCGGCCGCCGCCGATATCGCCAGCGACGCGAAATGGATCATCGGCACGGTCACCTTCCGTAAGGACATGTCGGGGACGCACGCCGATCTGGTGCTGATGCCGCCCGACGCCTTCACGCCGGAGCCGAACCCGCTCAATTTGTTCGACAACATCCTCGCGCGTTCGCCCTCGGCCTCGCAATCGCCGGTGCCGCCGACGACAACCACGCCGGCGCCTGGGACGCCGCCGTCGTGAGCGACCTGACGGGCCGCGTGCTCTGGCTGGAGCGGGAAGTTGCGCGCCTGTCGCGGCGCATCGGTTCGCCGTTCGCCCTGGCTCGCACGACGAACGCGCCGGACGACAGCGGCGCGGTGCAGACGGTGCAGGCGCAGCTCGACCCGCTGTCCACCCGCGACGGCATCCCGGTGATGTATCATTACGGGTTCGGGTCCGTGCCGCCGATCGGCACGGATCTGCACATCGCTTATCTCGACGGCGACCGTTCCAAGGGTATCGTCATCGCGTCCGGCAATCAGGCGGCACGGCTGAGCGGCAAATCGCCGGGAGACGCCTGGATGGCCGGGCATGATTTCAGCATCGTGATCAACGCCGGCGGGATCAACATCACCGGGAACGTCACGCACAACGGCAATTACACGCTGGACGGGACGATGGCGATCACCGGCGCGCTGACCGCGACCCAGGGGATCACGGCGGGCGCCGGCGGCGCCGATCAGGTGACGCTGCAAAAACACGTGCATGTCAGCAACGGCGTCACGCCCACCCCTGGCACCTGAACGAGGCACCCGAGATGGGCGACATTCGCATCGTGTTCGACCCGGCGACCGGCACCGGGGATTTCGCCATGGCGGGGCGAGGGCTGGCGACCGGCAACGAACTCGAAACGGCGATCCTGATCTCGCTGTTCACCGACGGGCAGGCTGACCCGGGCGATATCGTGTTCGACGCGGACCCGCGCGGCGTGTGGTTCGACGCCTATTCGGCGCTGGAAGATCCCGCGCTCCCGGTGATCGCCAACGACCGGATCGGATCGAAGCTCTGGCAGGTGTTCAACATGCCGCGCGCGCAAAGCACGTTGAACTGGATGCGCGATGAAATCCTGCGTTGCCTGAACTGGATGAAGATCGACGGCGTCGCGTCCTCGATCGAGGTGTTTCCGCGGTTCACCGGATCCGGCGGCGTCGGCGCGCAAATCACCGTCACCGCGAACGGCACGCCCACGAAATACGATTACGCCTGGGCGCAGGAAACCTGACCGATGCCGTTTCCACGCCAGACGCTGACCGCCCTGCGCGCGCAGGCGATGCAGGATGTCACCGGATCCGATCTGCCGAACGCGGACGGGTTCCTGCGCCGGTCGCCCTTGCGGATCATGGCGTGGATCCAGGCCGGTCTGGCGTTCCTGCACTACGGCTATCTCGATTGGATTTCGCTCATGGCCACGCCGTTCACGGCGCTGGCCGAGTATCTGGAGGGCTGGGCGGCGATCGCGCCGACCCCGGTGTTGCGCGGGGCGCCGACCGCCGCGACGGGCACTGGGACATGGGTCGCGATCCCCGACGTGACGCTGCCGGCCGGCACGGTCTGCGCCCGGGACGATGGGGTGCAATTCCAAACGACGGCCGCCGCGACGTCTGGTGGCGGAGGCACCGTCTCGGCGGCCGTGATCGCGCTGGTCGCGGGATCCAACGGCAACACGGATGAGGGCGCGCCCCTGACCCTGCAAACCGTCGTGCCGGGGATCACGTCGAAGGGATCCGCCTCGACCCCGATCACGGGCGGGACGGATCTCGAACAGGACGCGTCGCTGAAAAGCCGGATGCTGGAATCCTACGCCGCCCCGCCGCATGGCGGGAACGCCGCCGACTATGTCACCTGGGCGCTGGAGGTTCCCGGCGTCACGCGGGCCTGGTCGCCTCAGGTGCCTTTGGTCCCGGGAGCGGTGACCGTGTTTTTCATGATGGACGCGGCCGAGGCGGCGTTCAACGGCTTTCCCCAGGGGTCCAATGGCGTCGCCGCGGCGGAAACGCGGGACACCCCCGCGACGGGCGATCAATTGGCGCTCGCGAATTATCTCTACGGGCTGCGCCCGGTGACGCCGATCGTCTACGCCGTCGCGCCGGCGGCGCAGACCGAGAATTTCACGCTCGCCGGCCTGTCCGGCATCACGACGACGCAGAAAGCGCTGGTCTCGGCCGCGCTGATCGCGCTGCTGCTGCAGGAAGACACGCCGCTCGCCACGACGTCGATCGAGCAAAGCGACGTCGCCGCCGCGATCACCGCGATCGGCGGCCTGCCATCGTTCGCGGTGACGTCGCCGTCCTCCTGGCCGATCACGTCGACGGTCGGTTATCTGTTCGAACTCGGAACGGTAACGTACACCTGATGCCCACTCCGCCCGCCTTCGGCAAGCTGGACTTCCAGCAGGCGATGCAGCGCCTCGCCCCCAGGGGCCGGATCTGGCGCGGCGATCCGCTGGCGATCTTCGTCAACACGCTGGGCGCGCTGGCACCAACCTACGCCAGATCAACGGCGGCCGGCGCGGAACTGCTGATCGACGCCAATCCAACGACGACGGTCAATCTGCTGGCGGAATGGGAAGACAGCCTCGGCCTGCCCGATCCATGCACGGCGTCGAACCCGTCCATCGAGCAACGCCAGGCGGCCGTTCGCGCGAAATGGGGCGCTCGCGGCGGGTTGCGCCCGGATTACTTCATCACGATGGCGGCCAATCTCGGCTTCACCATCACGATCGAGGAATTCACGCCGTACAGCGTCGACCAACCGGTTGATCTGCCGCTGTTGGACGCTGCCTGGTCCTACATCTGGCAGGTCAACGCGCCGGCCGTGGTGACCTCTTATTTCACCGTGGACAGCTCGGCCGTTGACGATCCGCTGGAGGATTATGA